GCGTTGGCCGCTGCCTGGCGCATCTGCCGTGTGCTCTCAAAGGTCGGCTAATGCGCAAGCTTCAGACACTCAAGCCGCGACTAAAGCCCGCAGGCGCACGCCTCGCCACACTCGCGCCAGTCCGGCCAGGCACGGTCGAGCGCGTGCGCGGATGGCGCGGCGTGCAAGATCGTGAGCGAATACGCAAGCGCGACAACGGGCTGTGCCAGGAATGTCAACGGAATGACCGCGTGAGCGTCGGCGCAGCGGTCGACCACATCATCCCCCTGTGGCAGGGCGGCACGGACGACGATGCGAACAAGGAGCTCCTCTGCCAGCCTTGCCACGATGTCAAGACGGCGCGCGAGGCGCGCGAGCGGGCGCGCTGCGGCTGACCGGCGACGGGGAGGGGCGGGGTCGAAGTCTGGAGGCTTTTCCCCGCCGACACCGCATAGTCCCTCATTCGCAGAATTTTTTCCCCGTGGAGGAATTTGTTAATGGCTTTAACAGGCAAACAGCGAGCCTTCGCCGATGCCGTGTTGGCCGGGTTCTCCAATAAGGAAGCGGCAATTCGCGCCGGGTACAGCGAAAAAACGGCGTCGGCCGCCGGATCCCGGCTTGTTAAAGAGCCGGGTGTTAAAAGTTACATAGAAAGCAACAGAAAAGCGACGGCAAGTGGTCCGCAGTCGCAGCGATCGCCGGCGGCGCCTAGCTCTCCCGATGATGTCAATCTTGACATTCCGCATACCGACGATCCGATCAAGTTTCTCACGACGATCATGAACGAGCCGGCGGCCGATCTCCGGTACCGAATTGACGCCGCCAAGGCGATGTTGCCGTTCAAGCATCAGAAATTGGGAGAGGGCGGCAAGAAGGATGCGCAGGCCGACGCGGCGAAAAAGGCTGCCAACAAATTCGGCACGCCGGCGCCGCCTGGGCTCAAGCGCGTGAAGTAAGGGAGTGCACATGGAATGGTCGACAGCCTGTCTCGATTGGAAAGAGCGGCTGAAGTCGGGCCGGTCCATTATCCCGCCGCCGCTGTTCCCCGATCAGGCCGCGCACGCCGTCGAGATATTCAAGCAGCTCAAGATCGTCGATGCGCCCGGCAGTCCCACGTTCGGCGAGGCTTGTGACCAGTGGGTGTTCGACCTGGTGGCGTCGATCTTCGGCGCCTACGACGCGCGGCCGGACTCGCCAACGGAAGGGCGGCGGCTGATCACTGAATGGTTCATCCTGATCCCGAAGAAGAATTCGAAGTCGACCATCGCAGCCGGCATCATGATGACGGCGCTGATCCTGAATTGGCGCATGTCCGGCGAGTTCACGATTCTCGCTCCCACACTGGAGGTCGCCGCGAACTCCTTCGCGCCGAGCCGGGACATGGTGAAGCACGAGGAGGATCTGGACGACCTCATGCAGGTCCAGACCCACATCAAGACCATCACGCACCGCGGCACGTCTGCGACGCTGAAGGTGATTGCGGCCGATGCCAACACGGCAGCAGGTAAAAAGTCGGTCGGAACGCTGGTCGATGAAATCTGGCTGTTCGGTAAGCAGGCCAACGCGGAGAACATGCTGCGTGAGGCGATCGGCGGCTTGGCGTCACGGCCGGAGGGCTTCGTCATTTACCTGACGACCCAGTCCGACGAGCCGCCGGCGGGTGTGTTTCGGCAGAAGCTGCAGTATGCGCGCGACGTGCGCGACGGGAAGATCAACGATCCGCGCTTTGTCCCGGTCCTTTACGAGTTCCCCGAGGAGATGATCGCCGCCGGCGAGCACCTGAAGCCGGAGAACTTCGGTATCGTCAATCCTAACCTCGGGTTCTCGGTGGACGCCGAGTTCCTTGAGCGCGAGCTCCGCAAGGCCCAGGCGGGCGGAGAGGAGTCGCTGCGCGGCTTCCTCAGTAAGCACCTCAATGTCGAGATTGGCCTGAACCTTCGGTCGGATCGCTGGCCCGGCGCCGAGTTCTGGGAGCAGCAGGGCGTGCTCGAGCGGACATTCTCGCTTGAGGACCTGATCGCGCGCTCGGAAGTGGTCACGATGGGGGGCGACGGCGGCGGCCTTGATGACTTGCTTGGACAGTACGCAATTGGCCGCTGCAAGGAGACGCGGCGCTGGCTCGGATGGGGGCATGCCTGGGGCCACCCGTCGGTGCTGGAGCGCCGCAAGGAAATCGCGCCGCGGCTGCGGGACTTCGCCAAAGACGGCCACCTGACCCTGGTGAACCGCATCGGTGAAGACGTCGAGCAGTTCGCTGCGAACGTGGCCATGGTCCACGAAGCCGGGCTGCTCAACAAGATGGGCATCGACCCCAGCGGCATCGGCGGCATTCTCGACGCGATGCTGCAGGCGGGCATCCCCGAGGATCGCATTGTCGGGATCTCGCAAGGCTGGAAGCTGACCGGCCCGATCAAGACGGCGGAGCGCAAGCTCGCGGAAGGCGTGTTCGTGCATGGCGCTCAGCCCCTGATGGCCTGGTGCGTTGGTAACGCACGCGTCGAGCCGCGCGGGAACGCCGTCCTGATCACGAAGCAGATATCAGGCTCGGCCAAGATTGACCCATTGATGGCGATGCTCAACGCCGTTGAGCTTATGTCGCTGAACCCGGTTGCCGACTGCGGCGAGATCACCCAGGGCTTTGTACTCCTGTAAGGAACACTATGGAACTATTCGATGCGCTGGAGGCCACCGCGCACTGGCGGAAGGCGCCTGCGCGTCGTGAGGAAACGCAGGTATCAAACCAGTCACAATACAGCGCGGACGTCATGGAGGCGTTTGGTGTGGCGCCGTCGGGCACGACAGTGTCAGCAACATCCGCGATGCGCGTGTCCGCAGTCGCGGCCTGCGTAGCCAAGATCGCTGGCGCGATCGTAAGCATGCCCGTCCACGAGTATTCGCTGGATGGCGGTGAGATCCCAGCGCGTATGCCGCGTAGTGACCTGTGGTATCTGTTGAACGAGCAGCCCAGTCCGCAATACACGGCGGCCTCCATGTGGGAAGGCGTGAGCATGGCGCAGCTGCTGCGCGGCGATGCCTTCGCGCTGCTGCGCTGGCGAATGAATGGCACGATTCGCGAAATCCTGCCACTGCCGTGGGGCTGCGTGTCACCGATTCGCACCCCTGGCGAGGGCGTTCGATACTACGTCAACATGCCATCTCACGGCATTTCGACCTGGTTCGACCCCTCCGACATCCTGCATTTCCCAGGGCTTGGCTTTGACGACACGACGATGCGATCGATGTCCGTCATCCAGTTTGGCGCGCGTACGGCGATCGGCAATGCGCTGGCAATGGACGAATACAGCGGTAAGTTTTTCGAAGGCGGCGCCCACCCCTCCATCATCCTGCAAGCAGCGGCGCGCATGAATGAGCAGCAGATCACTCAGCTGCAAACGGCGTTTGCTCACCGATACGCGGGCCTCGCCAACGCGCATCGCTTGCCGCTGGTTCTGACCGAGGGCATCACGGCTAAGGAACTGAGCCTGTCGGCCGAGGACGCGCAACTGTTGGAGGCTAGGAAGTTCCAAGTCATGGATATTGCCCGCGCATTCGGCGTGCCTGGCTTCATGATCAACGAGTCCACTGGCTCGACGTCGTGGGGCACTGGCCTTGAAACCAATGGCCGGGCCTTCGTGCAGTACACGCTGCAGACTTGGCTCAAGAAGATCGAGCAGGAGCTAAATCGCAAGCTCTACCCTCGTAACAATGGCCGGTTCCTAGAGTTCCACCGGGAGGCTCTGTACGAAACCGACATCAAGGCGCAAGGCGAGTTCTTCCGATCTGCACTCGGCGGCCCAGGTGCCGGTGACGGGTACATGTCGGTCGATGAAGTGCGTCGCCGGCTGCGCATGCCGCCTGTCGATGGCGGAAGCGAAATCTACCGCGCGCCGCGTGACACAGGTGCTCAGGAGAGCCAACCCACCAACCCGCAAGAGAACAAGGCGGCCTAATGAACCCATTCTTTCAACTCTGCCTAGACAACGCGGCAACCGCCACGGTGGCCGGTAAGCGTGAGCTCCTGGTGAGCAATGCCACGGGCCAGACGCTTTTCATCCGTGGCGTAATCGCGCCGGGGTTTGAAGCCAATGCCGCTGACGTCGTGGCGGCTATCGGTAATGCCGATCCGACGCAAGACTTGCAGATCTACTTCAATACTCCGGGCGGGAGCGTCTTCGAGGGCAAGGAAATCGCGGCCGCGATCCGTAACTTCCCTGGCAAAACCATAGCCAATATCGTTAGTCTGTGCGCGAGCGCGGGCACGAGCATCGCGGTGGCGTGCAGCGAGGTGGTAATGCAGAAGGGCGCCTTCTTCATGATCCATAACGCCCAAGGCGCTGCGTTCGGTGATAAGACTGTGCTGCGCGATACCGCAGACCTGATGGAAAAGGTCGAACTGACCATCGTTGACGACTACACAACCAAGACCGGCAAGCCGGCCGAGGAGATCGTCGCCATGATGGAAGCCGAGACCTGGATGACGGCCGCCGAGGCGCTCGACAACGGATTCATCGACCGTATCGCCGGCGAGGATGGTGTATCGAACACCTGGAACCTCGCGGCTTACGCAAAGGCGCCCGCGGCGCTGACCGCCTCGGCGCCTGAGATCCCGCCACCGACCCTGCCATCGGTCGAGTCGCCTGCACCCGCTGCGGCACCTGAGAACACCGCACCGCCCGTGGATCCGATCGTCAACTCGATGACCCGGGCGAATCGAAACCGCCTCGCACTGCTTCAAGCAACCTCGTAACGCTTCTCGCGCTACACCCGCCGAGGCCGGACGCCTCAGACTCCGGGAGCCCATGTGGCTCCCTTTCTACTTTAAGGAACCACATGGCCGTTTCTATCCAAGCCCTGCGCGAGAAGATTGCCAACTTCGCGCAACAAGCCAATCATCTGCTGAATGAGAAGGGCGATCAGCCCTGGACCTCCGAAGATCAGGCGAAGTTCGACGGCTTCACGAACGAGATCAACAGCGCCAAGGCGCAGATCCGCAACCTCGAAATCATGCGCGAACTGGAGGCCGAAAAGTACTTCAACGACGCGTCGAGGAAGCCGCCGAAGCAGGAAGGCGAAGTCGAGATCTCGGCCCTGGTCGCCGTCGCCCTGTACATGCGCCACGGCCAGAACGTCAACGCCGAGCAGGCTGCCGCCATCCGCAACGCCATGTCGACCACGACCCCGGGCGAGGGCGGCTACACCGTGCCGGCCGAAGTCGCGGCAATGGTCATCGACCGCCTGAAGGCCTTCGGCGGCATGCGCGGCGTCGCCACCGTTCTGACGACGGAAACCGGTCACGCCATGAACTTCCCGACGAGCGATGGCACGGGCGAGGTCGGCGAGATCGTGGCTGAAAACGGCGCCACAAGCGGCGGCGACATCACCTTCGGCACTATCGGTCTGCCGGTGTACAAATACTCGTCGAAAAAGATTGCCCTGCCGCTGGAGCTGATCCAGGACAGTGCCATCGACGTAGTCACGTTCGTCGTCAACCGCTTGGCAACTCGCATCGCACGCATTCAGAACCTGCACTACACCACCGGCTCGGGTACCGCCCAGCCGACGGGCCTGATCACTGCCGCGACTGTCGGCGTGGCTGCCGCAACTGGCTCGACCGTCAGCGTCAGCTACGACGACCTCGTCAACCTGAAGCATTCGGTGAACCGCGCCTATCGCGGCAACGCCAAGTGGATGATGAACGATCTGAGCGTCGCCGCCGTATCGAAACTGAAGGACACCGTCGGACGCCCGATCTGGATCCCGTCCGTTACCGAAAACGCTCCGGATCTGCTGCTGGGCAAGCCGGTGACCGTGAACGATGACATGGCCGTCATGGCTGCCAACGCGAAATCGATCGCGTTCGGCGACCTGTCGCAGTACACCATCCGCGACGTCAAGAACAGCACGACCATGCGTCGCTTCGACGACTCGGCCTTCGCGCTGAACGGTCAAGTCGGTTTCTGCGGCTGGACTCGCTCGGGCGGCAACCTGCTCGACACTGCGGCCGTGAAGTTGTACCAGAACAGCGCGACCTGATCGTAACCTGCGGCCGGCTTGACGCCGGCCGCTATCACCGGAGATACCGATATGGCGGAAGCCAAAAAAGTGAAAGCACGCGTTCTGTTTGACTGTGCGTACGGCAATTGCAACGACGTGATCGAAATCGACCAAGCGCAGGCAAAGACGCTGGTCGGGATGGTCGACACCGATCCTGAAGCAGTCGCCTACGCAGAATCGCTGAAAGGATAAAGCATGACAATCAGACTCTTAGTTGCTTACGGTCCGTACCCGATCAATGCAGTTGTCACGCTGGATGCCGGCACGGAAGCGGGCCTGGTGGCGGCCAAGATGGCTGATACCAACACCGCAGCGGGCGTCGCTTACGTGCCGCCGACCGACCCCAATCAGAAATATCCAGCACAGGTTGAGCTGACTGCATCGGGCAGCTTTGTCGGTATCGCTGGGCCCGATGGTCGGCGGGTGTTGGTCGTCTCATCGTCTGCTCCGAGCAATTCGGACGGTCGTCCGGACGGTACGATCTACGTCCAGACGGCGTAAATCATGGGTATCAAGACCAAAAAAGGCGGTGCTTACTCCAACATCGTGGGCCTATCCGTCAAGAAATCAGGCACCTATGCTGCCGTTCAAGGGGCGTTTGTAAAAGTGGGTGGCGTGTATCAATCCGTCACTCCCACTGCCTCGGTCGCTGGCTTCCGCTTCGTCACGCAACGAAACGGCAACAATTTCGTATTCGCATAACAGGGAATTACCATGCCTGCTTTGAACATGACCTCGGCAACATATGCCGCCAGTGCGACTTCGGGTTTTGGTCAAGCCCTGACAGGCGGCTATGGGGCTACTGCCACCACTGACGTTGTAACGCTGGGTTCCAGCTTCTGCGTTGAGGCTCTCGCCAGCATGAGCGCGGTTCCGGCCGCCATCAAGATCGTCGCTGCCCAGTACAAGGCATTCACGTTGGGCGTGAATACCTCTGGCTATCCGTATGCCACCTATGGGTTCGGCAATACGCAGGTGACACTGACAGGCTCCTCCAGTATCTGTGATGGCGTCGAGCGTTGGTTGACCCTGGAAGTGGACGTCAACGGCGGCGGTAAGCTTTACGTCGGTGCGACGGGCGGCGGCGCGGCCACGTTAGTGGCGTCGAGCACAGTCACGCCCCAGCAGGCCGGGGTGACGTATGTGATCGCGATGGGCGCATCGGGTGTCGCCATGGACATCGGCAGCTTCCGCAGTTCCGGCTCTGTCACGAAC